TACACATCTTCTTTTTGTTAGATGGTGTATTATACCACACTTCTTTTTTCTGGTTTCTTAACTGCAATAAGTTTTTATCTAACATGTTTTGTATGGTAGCATTTAACTTAAGCATAGGGTCTTTTAGCATTAACAAAAACCCATTAGGGTCTTGCTTAGCAAATATTAATATATCTCTTCTAAGCTCTGCTGTAGACATTCTTGTCACATCTTGTTGAAACAATACTCTACCTATAGTTTCTACTTGCTCAACATCAAGTTGTCTTGCTTCAATTAAAGCATCAACTTCTGCGTTTAAATTATCTACAATAGTTTGGGCTTCTTTCTTTTTGTTTATTTCAACAAAAATACTTCCATTAGCTGGATGTAGTGCTAAAAACTTTTGTAATACTTGATTGTTTTTTGGAACATATAAAAACCCATCTTCAAAAACAATAGGTTCTAATATTGCATTATCATCTTGCTCATCTTGAAAGGGTGAGTTTTGATTTCTTGCATATCTCAGCGGTCTATTTACACCTGTCTCTTCATCAAAATATAGCAGAGGCACACGATTAGTGTGTCTTG